CTTGTCGATTGCTTTACCATTCCCAACAACATGGATGGTTTCAAAAGTCTGCTACAAACAATCCAAGACTGTTCTCAAAAATCAGACAAAATAAAAGTAGGGCTTGAGGCTACCGGACATTATAGCTACAACATCCTTGGGTTTCTTCTTGACAATGATCTGCCCGTCTATGTCATGAATCCCTTGCATACCAACCTGTATCGAAAGAGCCTCAGTCTTCGCAAAACTAAAACCGATCGTGTGGATGCAAAAACGATTGCAACTATGCTGTTGTCCGATGTAGACCTCAAGTCCTACACAGATACAGCATATCACAACGAAGAACTAAAGTCACTCACGAGATTTGATAAAGTTCAGGAACGCGCTAAACTAAAGCAGTCGGTGTCCAGATTGGTTACAATCCTGTTTCCGGAATTGGAACAGCTTGTTTCGTCTATCCACGGCACTTCAATCTACGCACTTCTCAGTGAGTATCCCGGTGCAAAGCAGATTTCAGAAGCTCATCTGACCAGATTAGCTAATATTCTCGTGAAAACATCCAGAGGCCATTACCGAAAAGATAAAGCTACTCATATCCGAGATGCAGCCAGAACATCCATTGGTTCTGTTATGCCTGCTAAGTCTTTGGAATTAAAGCACACCATTAAGCTCATTCAAGAACTTACCTCCGAAATCAATGAAATTGAAGATGCCATTCGGAAAATCATGGATGAATTGAAACCGCCGATCCTTTCGATTCCCGGAATGGGATTTCATTCTGCTGCGATGATTCTTGCAGAGGTAGGGGATTTTTCGAATTTTAACTCTCCTGACAAAGTTTTGGCTTATGCTGGATGTTCTCCCTCCACATACCAGTCAGGAAAACTCACAAACTGCTATGCACACATGGAAAAGCGTGGCTCTCGTTATCTTCGATACGCTCTTTACACTGCAACCAAATACGTCTGTTACTGGAATCCCGTTTTTACTGAATACCTTACCAAAAAGCAAGCTGAAGGCAAGCACTACAATGTTGCCCTATCTCATGCCACAAAGAAACTCGTACGACTGATTTACGCTTTGCAGAAGTCCGGTAAAGCATATCTTGCCGTCACTTGATTTTCTCCAGAGCCTGAGTTAAACCTAAGAACAACTTAGCTGGCGCAGCGAACCCTTGACAAACCGAAGCATTCAAATGCTATTCTGTTTTTGCGAGGGTTGGCTGGGCTTGCTTTGCTGTTCTCTCCGTCACCCTCGCTACTCCAAGGCCAGCATTTGAATGATGTTTGTCATGGGCAGCGGATGGTTGGCGGATTTTTTCATTTTAGGGCTTGACTTTTAATAGTTAGTCTTCGTCGTCGGGCTCGAAGATCTCGGCGATGGCCTCCCGCGGGAGCTCCTTGCCTTGACGGACGCAGCGGACGTTATTCTTGCCTGTGATGCTGATGTATCGCTTCACGATCACGTCGGTGTATGCCGGCGTCAGCTCCATCAGGTACGAGGGCTGCCCGTGTGCCTCGCAGGCGGCCATTGTTGTGCCGGATCCTCCGAAGGGGTCATAGACGCCCTTGGCGAAGTCCGTGTTGTCGACGAGCTTCTCCAGCAGCTCGACGGGTTTCTGTGTGGGGTGCAGCTCATTCCCGGAGCGGGAGATGCTCAGCACGTTGCCGTAGCCCTTGTGGCCGTCGAAGTGTGTCGCGGCCCGGGCGCCGAACAGTATGAGCTCATGCTGCGATCGCCAGCCGACGCCCATGCCCGGCGTGCCCTTGTCCCATACGATCTCAGATTTGACGCCGAAGCCGGCAGCCTCCACCAGATCGAACAGATACACCCACATTCGCCAGTCGGTGAAGATGTAGGCGTAGAGGCACGGGATGTCGGTCAGGGCGCCGCGGATCAGGTTTTGGTAGCCTCGGGTGCTGAGGATGTCGTTGGCGATCTTCGGGGCCTTGCCGTCCTTGTGTGTCGTGCCGATGCTGCCGGTCGACTTCTGCGACTCCTTGCTGCCGCCTGAGCAGTATGGCGGGTCAGTCAGCAGGATCTCCGGCGTCGCTCCGTCCAGCAGTAGGGCGCGATCCTCCGGCCGTGTGCAGTCTCCGCAGAGGACGCGGTGCTTGCCGAGGATCCAGAGGTCGCCGTACTGCGTGACGGGTTTGGCCGGCGGCGGGATCTCGGCGTCGGGGTCGCCCTTGAGCTCCTGATCGTGGACGGCTTCAGAGAGGGCCGTGACGATGTTGCCGTATTCCTCCTCGGTGTAGCCGGAGAGCATGAACGGGATCTCGCCCGTGTCTATGTCCGCAAATACCTCAGCGAGCATTTTGTTGTCGATCGTGGCGAGCTCTGCGATGCGGTTGTCGGCGGTCAGGTCGGCCATCTCCTCGGCCTCGCTGGCGTAGTTTTGGTAGTCGACCGGGGCCTCCTTCAGGTCGTCGAGCTCGGCAGCCATGAGGCGTCCGTGGCCCTTTACGATGTAGCCGCTGCGGGTGCTGACGGTGATCGGCCCGCGCCAGCCCGTCGCCCGGATGACCGAGGCGAGGAGCTTGATCTGCTCCGGCGGGTGCTGGTTCGGGTTCTTCGGGTTCGGCTGGAGGTCTTTGATCGGCACGATGGCGTCATGGGCGCAGAACACGGGGACGCCGTCGGCGTATGCCTTCGGCTCCGCTGTGGTGATGTACTCGGCCAGCTCCGGCCCGTCCTGCGGCTGTGGTTTATCCTTTGCCATTGTGCTTTCCTCCTCTCTTGAATTGCCCGGCCTGCGGGCAGGTGGCCCAGTGTGGCCGGTATCCGGCGTCTGTGGCCTCAGCTCCGGGCACGATTTCGCAGCTCACGACCTCGCCCCGGGTGGTGACGATCTTGTCCTTCCCGCCGGGCGCTGCCTTGTAGTAGACCGGCGCCGGATCGCACGGCATGGCCTTCCCGGCCGGTGTCTTGATCCAGACGATCGGAGCGCCGCAGCCTCGGCAGGTTGCTCTATTCATCGGCGGTTCCTCCTCTCCAGCGACCTGATCGTCTCCTTTGTCAGCACGACGATCAGCACGACCACAATGGCGGCCAGTACGATCCCGGTGGGGATCCAGATCGGGGCCAGCACCCACACCCACGGCCAGTCGATCAGGTGCGTGACCTTCAGTAGGATAAAAGCGACGGCCAGCAGCGTCCAGAAGATGCCGCCGGAGCTGCCGCTGCTCTTGTTGTTGTCGTTCATGGTTTCCTCCTTTCAGTGTTTGCCGCCGGTGGTGACGCCGGCCTTCAGGGCGCAGGTGGTGCACGCTGCGCGGAGCTCAGGCTCGGCTGCCATAGCCTGACGGGCGAGGTCATTCTCCCAGCATTCAGCTCCGCAGATCGGGCAGGCGACGAGCTTCCAGTCGTCGCGCTGCGGGTCGGGGATGTTGGCCTTCAGAGGCATGGCGAGGATCCCGCCGTCGCCGACCTCGTGCGGGGTGACTGTCACCTCCACGGGCTCGTCGGGGATCTTGGCGTCGAGGATCTCGTTGTACTTCTGGAAGATGGCCTCCTCGGCTGCCTTCCACTCGGGGCCGTGCTCGACGGCTTCACCGGCTGCGACGTGGGCGAGCTCGTGGGCCAGCAGCTCAGGCCCGGCGCTGATCGGCACCTCAGCCGAGATGCAGACGATCGGCGTGCTGCCGTCGTCCGGGAATATGGTCAGGCCGCAGGCCGGTTTCCCTTCTTCGTCCTTGAGCCCCGGGACGTACTGCGCGTAGTATTCGAGGCGTGGGTACAGCTCCCTGAAGGCGAGGGCGACGATGGCGGTCGGGTCGTTCATAAAGGGTGAGGCCATAGGGCCGATCACCTCGTAGCGCTTCAGGGCTGCATAGGTCTGACGCAGCAGCGCCCTGACTTCGTCCTTCTTGATGCCGTTGATCGTGGGCCCGTTCAGGAGCAGGTCGAGCATTTTGTCGCTCCAGTGCTCCATCGGGGCCGTCTCGCTCATGTATTGGGCGGCGCCTTCGACCACGTCGACGGCCTCCCGGGTCAGTGTTGTGTATTCTCTCATGCGTTTCTCCCTTCTGCGGCTTTTTCCGCGTCCTTGAGCCGTTTCACGATTTCGGCGGGCTCGAGGCCGATGTCCTCATAGGGGCCGAGGCGCTGCACGAGATCGTCCTTCTTGGCCGGGCTCCAGTACCCGGTCTTGATGCCGTTGCAGCGTTGCGCGGTCAGTCTCTCCATGTGTGGCTCCTTTCTCAGATGGCCGAGCGGGTGCTGCCCGCCCGGCCTTTCTGGTTTACTTCATGACGACGACCTTGCCGGCCTCGATCAGATCCTTCAGGTTTTTCTCGAAGTAGTCGGCGATGTTGCGCTTGGCCTCCAGTTTCCAGACGCCGCCGTCAGCCTCGAAGAAGCCGATCCCCTCGTTGGGGTCGACGCGCAGCAGGAACTCGCTCTCGGGCTGAGGCACCTCGAGGAAGGTGCGGAACGGCTGGAGCTGGATGCGGGGCTTGACCTCGACGAGAGCGTTGAGAGCGACGCCCTGACGGGCCTCCACGGTCTGCGTGACGCCGTTGTCCTTGGTGGAAACGCTGTTCTCGTCGGTCATCCGGCTCAGCAGGTCGAGCAGGTAGGCCGTGCCCTCGTTAGGGATGAACAGGCTGCGCAGCTCGATCAGCGCGACCTCGCGGCTGCGAAAACCTGTGCGCAGGCCCGGGACGTCAGCCTCGGCGCGGTAGAGGATATTGCGGGAGAAGTCCGGCAGGTAGGTGGTCATGACCTCGACGCTTTTGTAGCTCTTGGCCTGCACCATGATGACGGTGTTGATCTTGGCGAGCTCGGTGCGGATCAGCTTGCAGATGCCATCGAGGCCGCTGACGCTGATGCAGTCGGGCCGGTCGACGTGGGGCGGGATCCGGGTGAGGGGTGCGTCGGCGTAGGTCTGGCCGGCGATCTCGAAGGTTTTGGTCTCCTTCAGGGCGACGATTTTGTCGATCATTTTTGCGAGCATTGTGTTGTCCTCCTTTTCTTAGTTGGCAGTTTGTACGAGCTTCAGGATCTTGGGGGCCTCCTGCTGAGTGCCGTCCATGTTAATTTGGCCGGGGATCTGCGGCACCATTTCGGCCACGACCATTTCGCCGTTGCCGTCGCTGGTGATGCAGAGGGCCGTTGCGACCGGGTTGGTGGGCGCGAGCGTTGCCTTGGCCTGCACGGCCACAGAGATCGTCTGTCGCTCGTCGTCAGGCGTCAGCTCGATGGTGAGGGTGATCTTCCTCTTGGCTGTCGCCTTGGTGTTGAGGTCGAGGATGTTGTCGACGACTCGGCCCATCTCGTAGTCGACGCGCTCCTGAAACGCGCCGCGGGCCATTTGCAGGATGCTCGACCTATCGATGTTCTTGTTCATGTGGTTTTACCTCCTTTGTGCTGCTGCATATAGTAAAAAATAAACTGCTGGATGATGCCGGCGTGGCCGTCGTAGTGCTCGACCGGGAACTTGCCGCCGTAGTGCTCGTCGATGACCTGCCGGATCCATGTGTCGACCGGGAAGGCTTCGACGCGGTGCAGCCCGAACAGGAGCACGCAGTCGGCCACCTTGTTGCCGACGCCGTGGATGCTTTTCAGGTAGGTGCGGGCCTGCTCGGTCTCCATGCCGGTCAGCTCATGCAGGTCGATCCGGCCGTCGGTGACGTTCTGAGCGAGCTGCTCGACGTACTTGTCGCGGTAGCCGAGGCCGAGGCTGCTCAGATCTTGGCCGGCCAGCCGTTCCCATGTCGGGAAGGTGTAGAACTCGTGGCCGGCGAGCTGCCGGCGCTCTCCGAACTGCTTGCAGAGGGCCGCGACCAGCTTCTTGATCCGCGGGATGTTGTTGTTCTGGCTGATGACGAAGCTGACCAGCGTCTCCCATAGATCCTGCGTGAGGATCTGGACGCCGGCGGCCTCCAGCACGGCCTCCCGGAGGAACAGGTCAGGGGATCCGTCTGCCAGCGTGGCCTCCCGGGCCTCGCGGACGATGCTGCCGTAGCGCTCGCCGTAGTTGAGGTAGTCCTGCCAGAGCGGCAGCGTGCCCTCCTCTATGAGCAGATGCAGGTCGTCGTCGGGTTCCTTCTGCTCCATGATGGCGCAGGTCTGGCTGGAGGGGATCAGGTACTTGCCGGGGCCGAGCTCCTTCCAGCGGAAACACTGGCCGCTCTCGGCGATCTTCTTCAGGTCGAAGTAGTCGACGGCGAGGGTGATGTCATCGAGGCTCATGCGGCAGCTCCTTTCTGGCCCATACGGCCTCGGTGGCGTCCGACCGGGTGGCCTTCCTGCGGCCGACCGTCTCGAGGACGCCGATGTCCTTCAGCTCGGTGAGCCTCGGGGCGACGTAGTTGCGGTTGAAATACGGGATCTTCCCGGCGGCTACCAGCTCCTCGGTGATCTCGCTGGCCGTCATCTGACGGTCGCCGAGTGTCTCGAGGATCAGGCGGCTGCGCTTCTTGACCTTCGGCAGGATGGCGTCATAGCTCTCGCGCCGGGTCTCTTTGGTGATACTGTTCATCGGTTCCTCCTTCCTGAGCGACCAGCTCGACACGATCGGCCGGCGCTCTGGTGATGCTGTGGCTGTTTTTATCGAGGAGGGAGACAGAGGTGCGCCGGGTGCCGGCTGCGTCATACCAGAGGATGTACTCGGTGATCTGCTGGTATGTGATGCCGTTATACCTGACCGGCAGCTTCAGCCTCATGGCCTCCGCGATCTGTTTGCTGTCCATTGGTTTCCTCGCATTCTGCCGGCGTCGGCACTTCGTTCCCCCATGAGTCCCACCCCGGGGCGGTCTCTCTGGCGAAAAGCTCGATCCGTGGCAGGTCGCCCATCAGCTCGACGATCCTGTCGCGGACTTCGTCGGGTTTCTGACTGTGCCTGCGCAGCGGGCTGAATACGAGCTGGCCCACGCTGGCGCTGATCCGCTTCGGCTTGCCTTTCACGGCCAGCAGGCAGGGCTCGGTATTGCCCCGCGTCCATCGGCCGAGGCCGAAGAAATAGCCGTTTCCGCTGCGGTTCTGTTTTACCCACTGGAAGGCGATCGACTTGTATGTAAAGCCCCACGCCTCGATCACCTTGAGGGCCTCCTTCATCATGGGGTAGGTCGCCCACATGAACAAAATGCAGTTATCAGAAGCAATACCCCCCCCCCGCGACGTTGACGGGTAACTTGCATATTTCGTCGACCGTCATGGTGGGGTAGTGCTCGGCCGCGTTCCCGTTGCAGCCCTTGTCTGAGTAGCTCCACGGGGGATCCGCGTAGATTATGTCGTATTTCTTATCCGGGAAGGGGATCATGGTGTCACCTCCTGAGTGGTTTCTGGCCCTGCTTGCCCGACGATCCCGTGCAGGAACTTGATGTAGCCAGCCGTCGCCGGCACCTCGTAGGGAGCGAGCTCGACCTGCTTGACGTACTTGCGGCCGTAGGTCTCGGCCATGTCACGCCAGACCGGCCACGGGACGCGGTAGAAGTCGCACAGGCTGAAGCTGACCAGCACGAAGGCCACGGCGCCGAGCTTGTGGTGGGCTTCGAGGTCGTCCTGCTGCTCCTGCGTGAGACGGCGCTGCTCGATGCGGTCATCGTCGGTGTGCTTTGCCTCGAAGTAGATGCTCTGGCCGCCCTTCAGGGTGCCGCCGTAGTCCGGCTGGGCCTGCTTGGTGTAGCAGGCGAGGAACTGGCCCTTGCGGTTCTTGGCCCCGAGCGGCTTCATGGGCTCCGGGGTCTTTTCGATCTTGGCGATCCCGCGGTCGCGGTAGTATTCACAGGAGGCCGAGATCATGTTCTCGAAGTAGTTGCCGGCTACTCTGGCCTGCTTGCCGGTGATCTGTGCCCTGATGTGGCGCTCGGCTTCGTATGGCGTCGGATCCGGGTAGCCTTCGGCGTTGGTGCGCGGGTTGTACTTAGTCAATAGGCTCACCTCCCGGCCCGATGTCGAAGTGGGCACCCGGTTGGGCTTTGAACTGCTCGGCGAGGTCGCAGACGATCCGGGCGTCGATCTCGACGCTGATGCTGCCGATCGGCCCGGGCAGGTGCAGCGTCACGCTGCCAGCGTCCTGCGGCTCAGGATCCGGGGCAGCAGCGGGAGCGGGCCCGACGCGGCCGATCTCCTCGAAGCCGTTCAGCACAGGGATCCCGGCAGCCTTGGCGACCTCGATCTCCCCGGCCATGCCCGCGGACGGGTGGGAGAGGTCGAAGGCCCACAGCTCGTCGCACTGGAGCACCAGCTCGCGGCCGAAGCTCAGGGCCAGCTCGCGCTCGGCCGGGATCGTGTCGTCCATGAACTGCGTGAGGTAGATGTGCGGGGCGATCGGGATGCACCCCTTCATAGCTGCGGCCCGGCTGTATTCCTTGGCCCGCTGGATGTTGTTCTCGTAGTCCCCGCGGCACGGGGAGCAGATATAAACCTTTTTCATGGCTTTGTGTCCTCCTTTTTCTTCAGGGCTTTCGCCCATCGTTGCTTGTATTCTGCCGGTGGCTCCTTTTTCGGGAATAGAGAGAGCTGCACAGGCTTGTCAGCGTATCGCTGCTTGTTCCATTTTGGCTTTCCCGCCTTTGCCGACTCGAGCGTCCAGCCCGCAGCCTTGAGGCTTGTCCCGGGCTCACTTTGCAGGATGAAGGTGACGATCTTCTCGTACCCCTCGAGCTTTGCCCTGCGGGCGCAGGCAGCGTACAGCACCGAGCAGGCGTTCCGTGTTCCGTCGGTGCAGAGCCTCGTCACCTCGAGGGTGTGGCCGTCGTCCAGATAGCGGCCGGTCGGCCTTCCTACGACTGCGACGCCACAGAGGCGGCCGTCTTTGTAGGCTGCAAGGCTCCACTTGTGCCCGACTGTTGGCCCGTGGTGCCGATGAAACGCTTCGACGTAGGCGTTGGCCTCTCTCAGCGTTATCGGCTTGACCTCCATCACTTGCTCCTCCAGCTTTCGCCGGTCAGGGCGATGGCTCTGCACATTTCCATCAGCCGGTCGATGGTGGCCCGGGCTGTGGTGTCGTCCCGTGTGTCCCGGGTGGTCATGCGTCGGATCAGCGTGTCGGCGTCGTAGTTGGTGGTCACTATGGTCGGCAGGTATGCCTCATAGCGGCCGTTGATGATGTTGTAAATGGTCGAGATCGCCCACTCGGTCGGGGGCTCTTTTCCCATGTCGTCGATGACCAGCAGCGGCACGGTCTTGTAGATCTTCAGGACGCTGCCCTCGTCGCCTTCGCTGCTGGAGTAGGTGCGCTTGATGCGCTCCAGCAGGTCGATCATGGTCATGCAGATGACCGGGCGGCCCTGAGCGATCAGGTGGTTGGCTATGGCTGCGGCGATGTGGGTCTTGCCGGTGCCCGGCGGGCCGGCGATGAATAGGCCGTTGCGGCCGGGTTCTGGCTGCCCTTGAATTGGCAGCAGCCTGTCGAAGCTGTCCGCGTAGCGCTTGGCGACGGCCGCGGCCTTCTGGTTGCTGTCCGTGATCTGGAAGGTCGAGAAGGTTCTGCGGAGGAAACGGTCGCCCATGCCGGACTCGCCGACGATGCGCTGGATCTTGTCGCGGAGTTTTCGATCCTCCTCAGCCTTGCGCTCGGCTTCTTCCTTGGCCTTGCGTTCGGCCTCGGCCTTCTCGAAGGCTGCCACGGCGTCGGGGCAGGTGCAGCGCTCCGGCCCGTATGGGGCCCACCAGATACGATCCCCGAAGGGGAAGCCCTTGGTGTGGCGCGGTGCCCCGCAGAACTCGCAGGCGACCGGCTTCGGGGTGCCCGGCAGATCTGCCACGGCCGGATCGTTGCTGAGGATCCAGTTGGTGCCGCCGTCCCCGGCGTCAGTCGTCGAGGTCGTCTGCTGTCTTGAAGCCCTTCGAGTAGTCGCGGCCGGCGTCGGCTGCGCTGCTGCGTTCAGGATCTCCCCGATTTTCTGCATCTGTCGTCACCTCCTCGAGCTCGTTGTCCCATTGGCCGCCGTTCAGCCATGTGGCCGGGTTCGGTATGTAGCGGCCGTTGTCTCGGCGCCACTGTTCGCTCCGCTTCTGAGCGTTCACGGCCTGCATGATCTTCTCGTGCAGCTCGGCGTCCGGCCGCAGCCGTTTCCATGCCTTGAGGGCGTACTGTTTGGCGACTTTCTTCGGGTAGGCGCTCCAGAACTCTGCAAACCTGACCTCGATGGCGTCCTTTTTGCCCTCGTCAGCCCCCTCGTCAGAGGGGGAAGGGGGAGTAGTACCATCTGTACTCTTATCTACTCTACTCTGGTCTACTCTGCCTGCGGCTTTCTTGCGGCCTTTCTTCGGCTGACCGCTGGCCGTTTGCTGGTCGTCTGCGTTTTCTCCTGCGGCTGCTGCGGCCGCGTCACGCCGACGCTGCGATCGCTCTTTTTCGGCCTTCCGCTGGTCGATCAGCTTGCCGGCGTACTCGTACCAGTCGTGGATCTCGAGCTCGCCGTCCTCGTTTTCGTCCAGCCAGCCGGCCCGGATCAGCGCCGCGGCCAGCTTTTCGGCGTCTCCTTCATACTGAGCAGCCCGGGCGATCATGCGGTGGGTGATGCCGTCGAGCTTGCCCGTGGGAGCATTGTCGAGGGCCCATAGCCAGAAGGAGATCAGCAGGCCCATCATGTGCGGGGGCGAGATCTCAAGCTCGTCAGCAGCGTCGAACAGCTTGCGGTGATCTTTGAGTGTCTGATGCACTTGGATCCATGCCACGGTCGTCACCTCCTCTTTGTGGCCGCGTGTCCTTGGCTCTTAATTGGTCGGCCTTTGGTCGGCCGTCGGTCGTTCTAAAACGGGAGATCGCTGTCATCGCCGTCCACCTCCGTGAAGCCGGAGGCGTCTGCGTACCCGGGATCCGCGAAGTCGTCGCCCTGCGGCTGCGAGCCCGCGCTCTGGCCGTCTTTTTTGCTGTCGCTGAAGTTGATGTTCCTGACGGTGATCTCCGTGGCCTTGCGGCGGTTCCCGTCCTTGTCCTCATAGGTTCGGCTGGTCAGCTCTCCGTCGACGATGACGAGGCGGCCCTTGGTGAGGTACTTGCAGGCGAACTCGGCCTGCTGGCGCCACGCCACGCAGTCGATGAAATTGGTGATCCTGTTGCCGTCCTTGGTCTTGCGGCCGGTGTCGCTGGCGAGCGTGAAGCTCGTGATCGCGGTGCCGCTTGGGGTGTATCTGAGCTCAGGGGTGGCCGTGAGGCGCCCCTGAAGTCCTGTGTGGTTATACATTAGGCTTGACCTCCTTGCTGGTTATGCTGCGCCGCTGCGGCGTCGAGCGAGTTGCAGATCTCGTCGTATTCCTGACGGGTCAGGGTGGCCGGATCCTGCTTCTTGTACTTCTCGAGGATCCGGGCGTCGGTGCGCTCGCGGCTCATGCCGGCGGCCTCTGCCTTCTTGTAGAGGCGGCCGAGTTGCGCGTCGCTGAGTCGGCCGGAGCTCTGGCCCTGTCCTTGACGCTGCTGGCCCTGTCTGGCGGCTCCTGCGCTGCCGGAGCCCTTGCCCTGTGCGCTGAAGTCGTTGTTGTCGGGGTCGTCCTCGCCTTGGTCGACCGTGAATTTCTCGAAAAGGTAGTATTTCAGGGCGTAGGTGTGGGCTGCGCCTTTGGCCTTGGCCGGGTCGTCGTTCCAGCCGATCGAGTGGATCACGGCCTCGATGGTCTCGTCCTCGTTGTCGAGGTTCGTCCAGCGGATCGTCAGGTCGGCCTCGTAGAGGAACATGAGCTTGTCGCCGTTGCGGGTCTTGGTCTGCATGGTGATCCAGTACAGCGGGTCGCCGTTGTCCGAGTGCTTGGTGGCCGTCTCAGCGATGACGTCGAAGTCGACGCCGAGCTGGTTCATGATCGGGGTGATCTTCTCCCACACGTCGTAGATCTTGGCGTAGGAGTAGCTGACGCCGTCGCTGTGCTTCTTCTTCAGGATCTCCGGGCAGGCTTTCCTCATTTCGACGAGCTTCTGCCGGAGGGAGAGGCAGGAGGCCACGTCAGGCAGGGCCTCCGCGGTCTTGGCTGCCGCTGTGGTTTTCTTTTCTGCTGCGGTTGTCATGGTGGGCCTCCTTTACAAGTCGACCTTGAAGATGTCGGGCTGCTCCGTGACGGTGATGCCTTCGACGATCTCGCCGGTCTCGGTGATAGTGGCGACGCTGCCGACGAAGGTGAGCCCCTTCTTCAGCTCGCCCCACTTGGCGCTCTCCTCGGTCTTGACGTAGTCGCTGAAGCCGTTGGCCTTCAGCCACGGCACCAGCTTCGCGTCGTCCGGCGTTGCCTTGGTGCCGCCCTTCTTGAGGGTCAGGGTGCCGGAGAGGAGGCGGTATTTCTCGGTCGTCTTAGTGGTCTTGTGGGGTACGGTGCGGAAATACTCGGCGAGGCAGCTCGTCAAGTAGGACGTGCCGTTCTCGAGCCGGCGCTTGGCTGCCTCCATCTTCTCGGTGATGGCTGCGACCTGCTGGTCGGCCAGCTCTTTCAAGCGGTCGTACTCCGCACGCTCCTCGGCTATCTTGCGGACGGCCCAGTCTGCGCATCGGTCGTCCGTGATCCTGAAGCGCGGGGCCTCCTGATCGGCGACGCTGCCGATGTCAAACTCCTCGAGCTCCTCGAGGGTGGCAGCCGGCAGGGCCTCGGCCTGCTGAGCTGCCGAGCTTTCCTCGGTAGCTGCTGCCTGCTGTTCTGCGGCGATGGCCGCGTTAGTTTTATCGCTCATGGGTTGTTGCTCCTTTCTGTTGTTCTGCGGCCCTGTCGGCCGCGATCTGGCTGTATTTCGGGTCGATCTCGATGCCTATGTACTGGCGGCCCGTTTTCGCGGCTGCGGCCAGCGTGGATCCGCTGCCAGCGAAGGGGTCGAGGATCAGGGCCCCGGGTTCGGTTGTTGCTTCTATGAGGCGCTCCAGAAGCGCCACGGGCTTCTCGTTGGGGTGGATCAGGCTGCTGTTGCCGACCTTCGGGCAGGCGATGACGTCGTCCGGGCGTTTCCCGGGGAACTCAAACCGGCCCTTGGTAGCGAAGATGACGACGTCGTGCCGGGGTGCGAACTGCGCCTTGAGGTCTCCCATACCGTGCGCCTGTCGATCCCACACGATGACCGACTTGACCGTCAGGCCGGCGAGGCGCAGCGCGTCGATGAATACCTGCTGGACGTCCCAGCGGCTAAAACAGAGTACCCCCCCCCCGCGACTTTAAGACGCGGGCGGCGTCGTAGATCCACCAGATGAACGGCGCCTTGTCGTTGCTGATTTTTGCGAGCCTGCGGTCTTTTTCCTTGCGGCCGCTCTGGTAGTCGATGCCGTATGGCGGGTCGGTGATGACCATGTCTACGCTCTCGGGTTCCATATTGCGGAGGATCGTCAGGCTGTCGCCTGTGATGACTGTGTTCGGTTGGATCATTCGTTGCTGCTCCTTTCTGCGAAAAAGCGATGGCCGCCGACCTCGATGACGAAGGTCTGGCTCTCGTGCCATGTGCTTGTGACTTTTGCGGGGTTGTAGAAGAACATGACCGGCTCGTCGGTGATGAACTCGCCGGCGTCAAATACTGCCGCCACGGCCTCCCTGACGCTGTCAGTCGGATCCGGGCGGGCCGGTGCATACTTGAACGTCACGACGACCTCGGAGGGCTGTGTGCCGGTCTTTTCGCAGGCGTTGAGGATGCACTGTGCGACCAGCATTTGCCCCTCGAAGGACTCGCCGCCGGCTTCGGCCATGACCACGCGCTCGACGACGTCGCGCTCTGTTGCGCTCAGCTCGAAGCGTGGGGCCGGTGTCGGTTCTGCTGTCGGCGTCTGGATTTGGGTCTGCGTTTCAATGACCGGCCGCGGCGTCACCACTGTGACCGTCCCGGGCTTGTCCGGGGTCAGCGCCCCGACCACGACGTAGATCAGGGCGGTCAGGGCGGCAGCAGCGAGCAGCAGGCAGGTGATTTGCCGGCGCAGGTACTTGGCGCGGCGCTTCTTTCGTGCTATACTGTACGACGAGCGAGATCCGACGGCTGGCTGGCCTGTTCTTCTCGCAGGGGTCGCCTGATTGCAGCAGGCGGCCCTTTTTGTTACTGTTGCCATTGTTTTCTCCTCTCAGCTCGTAGCTCTGGCTGCCATCTTCGCGGCGTAGTCCGCGAGGGTGAAGTCGCTGAACTCCGTCTCTCTGACGGTGTCCGCTGCCAGCAGTACGAGGTACTCGTTGTTGTAGTATTCGACCTCCGGCTGCCGTTCCCGGCAGAGGTCGAGCTTGCGGCGGGCGTAGGGTTCGCTGCGGTTCCAGACGTCGTCCGGGATCCAGCGGTCGAGGTACTCCTCGACGCGCTCACGCAGCTCCTCGCTCGTGATTGTGATCGGCGGGGACTTACTCATGTAACCGCCTCCAGTATGTCGATCGCATACTCCAGCGCACGGACTTCGTCGCCGTATCTTCGGTTTTTCCCGTTGATCTGGCTCAGCCTTAAACGCTCGTCCCGAAGATCCAGTAGGACGTCGACGACCGTCACGCATTGGCAGTCTGTCGTTGCGCTCGGCTTTGGTTGTTCTTCTGCGTCGACGCAGTTTTCAGGAGGATCGGCTTCTCTGGGAGAGAGGGCTTGGTCGTTTTTCAAGATCGCCTCTTTGATTTCTGCCGGTGCGCTCGAGAGATCGGTCGTCTGGTCATCGTCCTGGAGCGGCTCGGCCGCCGATGTGTCCTCATGGTCGAAGCGCTTGCCGAGCTCCCAGTCGTCTCGCCGAAGGTCGAAGGCGTCGCCGAGCTGGATGATGTCGGGGTAGTTACTGAGCGCGACGGTCATGGCGGGCTTGTCGATTTCGTAGGCGTAGTAGGTCACGTTGGTGAAGCCCATCTTGTCGAGACAATAGCGCCCGGTGCCGATGCCGTCGTACATAGACAAAACGACGATCTCCTCGTCCCGAGGCACGTCCTTCAGCGCACCCATCAGGATGTGGATGATTACCTCGGCAGTCCAGCCGTTCCCGAGCCCTCTATACCTTTGTGTCGCGCTGACCGCTGATGTGTAGCCATCAGGCAGGGTCTGGAGGCGTTCACACTCGACCGGGGTGAGCTTTCGGATGATGTAAAAACCGTCCGGCAGCTTGATCGGGTATTTCTTCCCCTTGATCTCGATTTCGCTGTTGATGACCTCATAGACTGGCATTTCTTCGCCGGTGGCAGTAGTGACCACCAGTCGGCTCTGGTGCCCTGACGCTGTGAGCGCGTTGGCTTTCCCGTCGTCTCTTGCTTCATACGCAGATCCGTCGCCTCGACCACGCCACGCCATTCCCTGAGCTTCTTCGGCAGGGTAGGCATAAAGGCCAGTTTCAGGGCCGCCACCGTTTGGGCGTGCACACAGAGCCACAGCTTTGCCGCTTGCGTCATAAATCCTGTGGGCCTGGCCTCCGGTAATTTCTCCGTCTGCGTTTGGCATTGTGCCTACTCTGACAGGCGCGGCGTAAAGCCCTGTTTTTGCTCCGAGCCCGCCACCTTCGCCGCAAAGGGTTGTCGCTTTCCCTTCTGGCGAGTAGACTCTGTACTGCTTGGAGTCATGGCTCTGCTTCTTGGCGCTATTCTCGATTGTGCCGATCCTGATGGGCTCGGCGACCATGCTGTCGGGCTGCACGGTCGTCAGGGCGTTGGCTTTGGGGATCCCGCTGGTCTCGAAGCGTCGGTACAGCTTTCCATCGTCCTCGCGCCTGTTCCTGCATCCGACTCCGACCGCCGGAGCTCTGAGCTCGTACCCCTTTTCGGAGGTGGTTGTCTCGAGGATGTCCTTCAGCATGATGCCGCGATCCGCGGGCTGGTCGACGTTCCAGTTGAAGGCGTAAAAGCGTTGGCGGTTCTGTGCGCTCACGAGGGCGCTGTTGATGTGCATGAGATCCACGCCGAGCTCGCGGCTGATCTGGTCTTTGATTGGCTGGGCGGCGCTTTTGTTATTCTCGTACAAGAAAAGGTCAGGCTTGAACTTTTCCTTGGCGATCAGGTAGTTTTTGAATAACTCCCAGCCGAGCCCCTTGGCTTCGACTTCGCGCCCCTTCTTTTGTGCGACGCTCCAATAGGTACACGGAGAGCCGCCGATCAATAGTTTAATCATGTAGTTTTCCTCCTTCCTGCGCGGGCCGGGAGGGTTTGTTCCGGCCGCGTCATGGCTTTGTTGAAGCCCTGCGGCTCGTATCTGACGCCGACGATCCTGCGGCCGCTGACGCCGTACTTCGGGTTGTAGCCGAACAGGTTGACGTAGGCAGCGAGGTCGTCGCGCTCGTCGTCCATCGCCTTCAGCACCTCGAACAGGGCCAGCACGTCGTCGATCGCTCGGTGGCTGTTCTGTACCTTGTCCTCGAGCTCGTAGGCGAGGATCGCGTTGGCGAGTTTGTGAGGGTAGGGCCGGCGGTCTTTGTAGACCGTCAGGCTGTCCAGCCAGTCGATCCGGCCGACCTTGGCGCCGCGCAGCAGGCCGCGCAGAAAGCAGGCGTCGAACTGTGCGTTGTGGGCGATCATCAGGACGGGGCCCGGCTGCATGAGCTTGGCGATCTGGCTGGCCGCCTTGGCCGGCTGCACGCCCTCGGTCTGGAGGAGGGTGTCAGTGATGCCGGTCAGGCTGACGATATTTTCCGGCAGCGTCTCGCCCTCGGGCAGCTTGATGAAGGTGTCCATCTTGCCGGCGATCCTCAGCCCGCCGGAGGCTGTGCGCTCCACGCGCAGGGCCGCCAGCTCGATGATCTGATCCTTGTCGAAGTCGAGGCCGCTGGTCTCGGTGTCGAAGATCACGAGGGCCTTGTACTTGTTCAGCAGGGCGGTCAGGTTACTCATGGGCCGCCTCCTGTTCTCTGGTGGCTCGCAGCGTGCCGAGCATGAAGGAGGCCGCAGCTCTGAGCTGCTCCTCGGTGGCGAAGCTGCCGCCGAAGCTCTCGATCAGCTCCTTGACGATGTCGCCGGCCTGCTCTGCGGTCACGTCCTGCTCGTCGAAGGAGATCAGGAGATCGGAGTCCAGATAGCAAGCGGGGCGCAGGCCGTAGTAGCCGCGGTAGGCGTCGTCGCTGCCCAGCGCGCCATCGCCCCTGACGTAGCGGGCGCTATGCTCGTACCCATTGGAGGCCGTGCTGACGGCTGTGGACAGCCACCACCAGTCATCTGCGTTGGGGATCACGTCGCGGTTGCGCCGGTACTGGTCGACCGCCAGCAGGAAGATGGTGACGTTGCAGGTGCCGTAGTCCTTCAAGCCGTCGTCGGCCGTCAGGTCGAGCTCACTCGTCAGGAAGGCGCTGGAGCAGCCGGCGGCGTCGATCAGGGTGTCGAGGAAGGGGCCGTTCAGGTAGCGCAGGCTGCTGGACTTGCTGAAGTCGTTGCAGTTGCCGTCGTCGAAGGCGCGATCCTCGACGATCTTCTCAGTCAGGCAGAGGGTGCCGGTGGCGTTATGTTCCAGCACGACCCAGCGCTGGCCGGCATAGTTGAAGGCGGTGCCGCGGGGCGCGGTCTTGAGTGCTTTTTTCATGGTTTTGCTCCTTTCGTTCTTGGCGGCCGGCCCTTGGGGCTGGCCTGTATATTCTTCAGCGGTTCGCCGGCGCGGATCCGGCTCTCACAGTGCGGGCAGATGTAGCCGGCGCGGGGGATCTTCTGGTAGATGCTGACGTTCCAGTCGAGCCCACAGCCGACGCATTTGGCGGTCATGAGCTCCCACCTCCTTCCGCGGCCAGAGCGGCGAACACGGCCCGCCTGATACGGTCGAAGGTTTCGAGGATCTGCTGCATGGTTTCCGGGCTGATATGTAGGCCGGCGGCCGTAGCGGCCAGCTCGTCCAGCTTCTCGGCAGGCAGGCCCGGGGCCTGTGCTGCCACGACGGCAGCGAGCTCCTCCCGGGCTGTTCTGGCGTCCTGCATGGCCTCGTAGTCGTCGAGGCTCATGCTCCCGTCGTAGGTGTACGGGTCAAGCTCGTCGTCCGGGCCCTCGGCCAGACGTTCGCAGAATGGGAGGCCAGCGGCCTCGGCAGTCTTGCGGGCCTCCTCGATGGCGTTCAGCCCTTGCTCGACTTCGTAATAGTCCGCGAGGCGGTTGTGACCGCCTTCATAGTGCCAGCGGATCCCGGCGGCGATCTCGTCGATGGTCATGCCCTCGCCGAAGTGGCCGCAGTAGTAGCCGTTCAGGACGACGGCGTCCGGGTCGGTTTTCAGGATCCCGATGGCGTCGTTGAGGTCGTCGGTTTCCCACTCGCCGCTCCCGAGATCGCTCCAGAGGGTCAGGGCGCTCCACGAGCGGCCGGTGCGGTACACGATCACCCAGCCGATGCCGTCGCGGATCTCCTCCGCGACGTCTCGGGCGATGTCTCTCAATGCTGCCATGTCTATTCCTCCTTTCCTTAGCAGGCGTCGCCGTGCGGGCCGACGGTCATGACGCTCTTGGTAGCTCCGTTCTTGTCGATCCAGATCTCCTCGACGCTGTTGTCGGCCCAGTAGATCGTCTGATGAAGTTTCCACTCGCGGGCGTCGTCCGCTGCCTTCTCGGCTTCTCGAGCCGCCTGCTGGAGCTCCTTCAGCCTGTTGAACTCCTTCACGGTCAGGCTGCGTCCCGGCTCGCTCAGGGCGTAGTCGCTGAGGTAGTAGGTGGTGAAGGTCTGATGCCACCCGGCGTTGTACCA